GATTCTTGGAACAGCAAATCAAATTGATGTAACGGATGGTAACTTTGTTAACTCGCCAGTTATTGCGATTGCGAGCAACGCGGTGTTGCCCGGCACTGGTGGTATCGTCATCCCCGCAGGAACGACTGGGCAACGCGGATCATCTACGCTAGGAAACATTCGTTACAACTCAACAACAGGCTTGTTTGAGGGATACAACGGTGCTTGGACTGCGTTTGCTTCTGGCTCTGGCGTTACGTCTATAGCGACGGGTACGGGACTCACGGGAGGCCCAATCACCTCTACTGGAACGATCTCTCTTGCCAATACAGCGGTGGTTGCAGGTACATACACCGCCTCAAACATTACTGTAGATGCTCAAGGACGAATAACAGCGGCGGCAAACGGCTCTGGCGGTGGTGGAGGAACAGTCACCAGTATTGATTTATCTGGCGGCACAACAGGCTTGACTACGTCTGGTGGGCCGATCACTACAGCAGGAACAATTACCTTAGCAGGTACTTTAGCTGTTGCAAACGGTGGAACGGGAACATCCACTCCCGCTATCGTTGCTGGCACTAACGTCACTGTCTCAGGGTCTTGGCCTAACCAAACAATCAATGCGTCAAGTTCTGGCGATGTAGTAGGCCCAGCCTCTGCAACAGACAACGCAATTACACGGTTTGATCTTACAACTGGCAAGTTAGTACAAAACAGTTTGGTGACTGTTGCTGATGATGGTGCAATTACAGCGCCTTCCGTTGGATCAGTCATTCCGTTTTATTTTGGGAGTGCATTACCTACCGCTGGAGCTAGTAATCATGGCGCAATTGCTCATTTACACAGCACTAATAAAGTTTATTACTCTCACGGTAATGCGTGGCAAATCATTACAAGTGGACTTGGAACGGCAGACTCTGCTGGAACAGTAACACCTGTTGGAAGTGCTGGTCAGCTTTTAACAAATGATGGTGCAGGCGGACTTACAAGCAATACAACAGGCACGGGTGTACTTACCGCCCTTGGCACAAACGTAGGTTCTGCTGGCGCTTTTGTAACTTTTAACGGCGCGTTAGGTACACCATCAAGCGGTACAGTGACTAACCTATCTGGTACTGCATCAATTAACATTAACGGAACTGTTGGTGCTACAACGCCTACAACAGGTACATTTACTACAGTAACGGCAACAACTGGCATCTTTGGGGGAACATTCTAATGGCGGCTACAAACTTCACACCAATTTCGCTGTACTTCAGCACGACTGCGGCGGCTACACCGTCTGCTGGAAATCTTGTTGCTGGCGAGTTAGCACTCAACACCACAGATGAAAAACTGTATTTCAAGAATGCCGCAGGAACGGTAAAACTGTTGGCATCAAACGCCTCTACTGGTGCAACTGTCTCCAGCGTGGCAATGAGTGTTCCAGCGTTTTTGTCGGTTGCTGGTTCACCAATCACTTCATCTGGTACGTTAGCTGTTACCTTTTCTGGTACAGCGTTACCAGTAGCTAACGGAGGTACGGGTTTAACATCAGGAACCTCTGGCGGTGTTTTAGCTTACACAGCAACAGGCACTTTAGCTTCTTCTGCTCTTTTGACTCAGTATGGTGTTCTCTACGGAGGTGGTGCTGGTGCGGCTCCTGCGGCTACTGCTGTAGGGACTGCAACTCATGTGCTGACTTCAAACGGCCCCGGCGTTGCACCCACATTTCAAGCACCTGCGGCAAGTGGCATTACAGCAGGTAAATCCATTGCTTTTGCTTTAATTTTTGGTTTCTAAGGAGTAATAAATGGCAAATCCTAATATCGTCAACGTCACAGTAATTAACGGCAATACAGCACAAGTATTTCCGTCAAATGCAACTTCGGCTGTTACATCATGGACGTTTAACGGCACGACATCTTTAACAGGGCTAACCCCTGCGGCAAGTACAGTCAATAAGATTGACCAGATTGTTGTATCCAATGTCACCGCAAGTGCGGCAAATGCAACAGTCTTTATTGCTGGTGCGCCTTACACATCAACTTTATCAAGTGTTGTAAGTTTAAGCACCAACGGCACATTTTCTTGTACTGCGTCAACTTTAGTTGTTGGTCAACCAATTACGTTAAGTGGCACTTATGGCGGTACGGGGTCAATTGTAGGTTACGCAAATCCCACAACGTACTACATCATCACGACAAACGGAACAACAACATTTACGTTGTCTGCAACCTTTGGCGGTAGTGCTGTTGTAACTACTGCGGGTACTGCAACTGGCATTACCTACACAACGCCTTTGGCTTTTATTTCATTCTTGGCTTATCAAATCAGCGTACCGCCTAATGCGTCCTTGATTATTTCTGACAAGACAACAGCGTTTTACATCACAGAAAATCAATCACTTGCGGTCATTTCTGGAACGGCCAGTGCGTTGACCTACGTTGCATCGTTTGAAGCCATTACCTAATCGGAGGTTCTGATGGGACTCCGATACACGGGAAACATTCTCTCTGCTGGGCGTAACGGCATTAACTACCCTGTCACAGCGGTGGAATACCTTGTCGTGGCTGGCGGGGGTGGTGGGTCGGCCTCAAATGGTGGAACACCCGGAGGCGCTGGTGGTGCGGGTGGATTACTAACTGCAACTGGATACGCTGTCACTATTGGCTCAAGTATTACCATAACCATTGGTGCTGGCGGTGCTGGTGGGACTAGCTTCAATGGTTCGGCTGGTGTAAATACCACACTTGTTGGCGGCTCAACCATAACTGCGACAGGTGGTGGTTCGGGAAATACTGGCGCAGGCGGTACAGGCGGCTCTGGTGGTGGCGGTGGTTATGGAAATGCTGGTGGAACAGGAACATCTGGTCAAGGCAGTGCTGGCGGCATTGGTAGCACAGGAACTGTTCAAGGCTCTGGCGGTGGCGGTGGTGCTGGCTCTGCGGGTGTAGCGGGTACTGGTGCAACTGCTGGCAATGGTGGCGCAGGGTTAGCATCTTCAATTTCTGGCGCACAAATTCAATACGCTGGTGGCGGTGGAGGCGGTACATATTTAGGCATTGGTGGTCTTGGCGGTGGCGGTGGTGCTGGCAATAGCAATGTATTGATTGGTTCTGGCTTTTCTGCAATAGCCAATACAGGTTCTGGCGGCGGTGCGGCTAACTTTACTACTGGTTCAAGTGGTAATAATTACTTTGGCGGCGCTGGAGGCTCTGGCATCGTAATCCTACGCTACCCCTCTTACTTAGCCCCTGCTACATCAACAACAGGCTCACCAGAAACTTATGTGTCTGGAAACTATCGCGTGTACAAATTTGTAGCCAGCGGCACAATTACATTCTGAGGATATATGGCACAAGGTCTTTTTACACTCAGACAAGTTAACCAAGCCATTCGTCAAGGCGCATGGTCAGCATTTAATCCACCTCAATTTGTAGAGTATCTTTGCGTTGCTGGTGGCGGTGGTGGTGGTGCAAGATTAAATAATATTGGTGGTGCTGGTGGTGGTGCTGGTGGATTGTTAACAGGCATAGTTCCTGTTACGGCTGGTGCTTCGTATAGCGTAACTGTGGGCGGCGGAGGTGCGGGTGCGGGTAATGCTACAGCCGCAGGGTCTAGCGGAGTTAGCAGTGTATTTGGCAATATCACTTCTTTAGGCGGTGGCGGTGGCGGTGCGTATACAGGCACAGGTTTATCTGGTGGCTCTGGCGGCGGCGGCGGCGCGGATGCAGTAGCTAACGGTGGACAAGGCACTTCAGGACAAGGAAACGCTGGTAGTGCGGGAATTATGAATTGGGATGCTTCTGGTGGGGGCGGGGGTGCAGGAACACCAGCAACAGCCGCTATCAACGGAACATCAAGCACAACATCTCTTGGTGGGTTTGGCGGTGCGGGTATTGCGTCTGCTATTACAGGTACTGTAACTGCTTATGCTGGTGGCGGCGGTGGTGGCTCAAACGGCACTCTTGGAGTTCCTTTGGGTGGTGTAGGTGGTGGAGGTAGAGGTGCGGCTACAGGCGGTACTGGAGCAGGACAAGCAGTAGCAGGTTCATCAAACACAGGTGGCGGAGGTGGAGGTGGAGTTGGTTCTTCTAATTTACCAGCCGCTGGCGGTTCAGGCATCGTAGTAGTCAGATACCTCGGCTCTGTGCAGTTTTACACTGGTGGGACTGTTGCGTATGCGGCTGGATATATTGTTCATACATTTACCGCTAACGGTACTTTAGCGCCTACTACACCAACTAATTTACTTTCGGCTAACGTCATTGTTTTCTTTGCATCTAACACATGGACAGCCCCTGCTGGCGCAACTCAAGTTCAATACTTGGTAGTTGGTGGCGGAGGCGGTGCAGGTGGTTGGGAAAATGCTTATGGTGGTGGAAATTGGCGAGGTGGTGGCGGTGGAGCAGGTGGATACCGTACTGCTTCAGGTTTATCTGTAACCGCTGGTACAACGTACACAATAACTGTTGGCGCTGGTGGAAATGCTGGAGCAAGTCAAGCAGGGACTGGTACACAAGGTGGAAATGGTACAGACTCTGTATTTAACACCATAACTTCTACTGGGGGTGGTGGGGGTGGCTATGGCGCTGGTGCTGGTGCAGGTGGTGCAGGAAGTACGGGCGGCTCTGGCGGAGGTGGTGGTACTGGTAATGGCGGTGGCACACCTGCTGGCGGTGCTGGTAATACACCTTCTACATCTCCATCGCAAGGTAATACTGGTGGCGCTGGTTCTGTATCCGCATACGGCGGTGGCGGTGGCGGATCAGGAGGCGCAGGAGCCTCTAGTGCTGGTGGTTCTGCTGGCGGAGTTGGCACTGCCAATTCAATCACTGGAACCTCTGCGACTTATGCGGCAGGGGGTAATGGTGCAGAAGGCGCTGGAAATGCAACACGTTATCCATATACTGGAAATGGTGGAAATTCTTCAATTGCGACCATCAACCCCGCTAATCCCAACGGCTTTGTATATCCCGGTAATTCTGGCATTGTGATTATTAAATGGAGTTGACATGAGTTCTAACCTTGGCGGTTTCGTCAGTGCAACCTTTAACCCACTGTCTGGTGCGCCTACGACTGTTGAATATCTAGTGGTCGCTGGTGGGGGTGGGGGCGGTGGTAATGGCGGAGGCGCTGGAGCGGGCGGCCTTTTGACTGCGGCTGGTTTTGCTGTAGCTACTGGTTCTGCACTAACTGTAACTGTCGGTGCTGGTGGTGCTGGTGGTGCGGGCGGTACGCCAAACAACGGCTCTCTTGGTTCTAATGGCTCTAACTCTGTTTTTTCAACTGTTACTTCTACGGGTGGTGGCGGAGGTGGCGGAGGCGATAACAGCACTAGCGCAGTTAATGGCGCATCTGGTGGTTCTGGCGGCGGCGGTGGCCGAACTGGAGCAGGTTCAACTGGTGGTACAGGAACTGCTGGACAAGGTAATAACGGTGGAGCGGCTTCTTCTGCCGCAAACTACCCCAATGCTGGTGGCGGTGGAGCAGGGTCAGTAGGAGGCGCTGGTTTAAATTCAATAAATGGAAATGGTGGAACAGGCTTAGTGTCATCAATTACTGGTTCACCTGTTCAATATGCGGGCGGTGG